TTCTCTTAGCCTGTTCGGAACCTCGTCTAAGTGGTCCAGCTTCTCAAGGATCTTGACAAGGGTTTCTCCATGCTCAAGTTGCTTGGCGTAAATTGCTTGCTGGGTAATGCGTACCCCAGTTGTTTCATCAGCCATTAGATCGTGGTTTCTTCTAGCGGTGCAGTAATTCTGCCGTCAGGCAATAGGTAAGCGTTTGAGTTTATTGCTAGACAAAAGGCTAAAGCCTCAGCCTCAGTAATGTTTGTAAAGTTCCAGGCTGTTAGCTGTGACTCGTCTTGTGGCTCTGTGACATAGCCAAGGATAGTTCCGTTGTCCTCTGCCTGACCTGCAACCCAAGCACCCTCAGCACCATAGCCAAGTTCGGCAATCTGGTACTCAGGTCCGGTTCCATAATTAGGGTCTGTAAAGTTTAGTTTCCAAGTTGCGTAATTCATGCCAGTTCTTTCTTTGTCTTTTCTACTTCGGCAACAAAGGCATCAAGCACCCCAGCCTGTTCCATAGCTTCAATGTGTGCGGCGTTTACTGATGAGCCACCCATCAACATGGCCTTGGCGTTGTTAGTTAGCCTTGCTTGCCAGTAGTCGGGTTGAGCTTGCTCAATCTCTGCTCTTGTAAACTTGTGCTGAAAGCGATTCCAGATGTCTACTAGGTGAGCAAGTTCTCTCTCAGCACCAAGCATTGTAAATTGAGTCTGAGCAAGTCCAAGCTCTAACTCTTGTGCCTTTAGATCATCAAGCTCATCACCTGTTGAGCGTAGTTTGGCAATTTTGACTTCGGTCTTTTTTACAGCAATTTGAGCATGCTTGTATTTGTAAATCATGTCTTGTAGCTCAATGACAGTCTGGTAATACTGCATCTCTGGCGTGGCATGTTGTCCTAAAACAAAACGCTCAATCTCAAAGCGTGAGCGTGGTTGCTGAACTTCAGCTATTGCCTTGTCAATTTCATCAAACATTACAAAACACCGCTATTTGAGTTTCCAGCTAAAAGAGTCCTAGCAGCAGAAAGCCCAGTTGCTAAGGTGCTGCGAGTATCGCCAGGAAAAGCAAACTTATCAACAGTTGTGACTTGGCTAGATGTGGTCGAGCCTCCGCCAAAATAACCGGCGACAAAAGCATTGGACATGCCACCTTGTTGTCGTGTTGCTGCTGACAATCCTGTGCCCAAAGTAGTTCGAGTATCTGATGGAAAAGCAAACTTATCCACTCTTGTAAGGAATGTACCGCCTTGGTCATTTCCACCAGCGAAATAACCAGCAACAGCTTGATTTGACATTGCAGACAGGTTCGTGGACACTCCAGTTAAGCCTGTTCCTAAGACTGTGCGAGTATCGCCAGGAAAAGCAAACTTATCCACAGTGCTTAGAACAGTTGCACCATCATCACCGCCACCATAGTAGCCAGCAGTTCCAGAGTTTGCCATAGCCCCAGAAAAGATTCTTCCGCTGCTTATTCCTGTTGCCAGTGTAGTTCTAGTATCTGCTGGAAAAGCAAACTTATCCACTCTTGTAAGCCTTGAGCTGTTTCCAAAACCACCAAGGAAGTAGCCAGCAACTGCTGAATTAGCAAATGCAGCTCCACCTCGACTTGCCTCAGAAAAAGCCGAGCTGATAGTGCTCCGAGTATCTGATGGGAAAGCAAACTTGTCAATCGTGTTAACATTTCCAGTTTGACCATTTCCAGCTCCGGCATATCCAGCGACTCCGCTGTTAGCCATAGCTCCCAAGCTGTCTATTCCTACTGCTAAACCAGAGGCTAAAGTGCTTCTGGTATCAGAAGTAAAATCATACTTGTCTACTGTTGTTTGACGGACATCCGATGAATTACTTCCGCCTAAGAAATAGCCTGAGCCAACGAAAATCCCAGCCCCAGCAGCACTCAAAATACCTAACGGAATAAGTGCCATAACTAAACTGCCGTTGCGTTACCAATAATGCGGTAAGAGTTAGCAGCTACACAGATAACAGATACAGCGTCATAACGCTGACCAATCTTGTAAGCGGTTCCAGCGGTTCCTCGACCTGCAAGTGAGGTAGCTGTGCCATCACGCTGAATCGTGACTGTGCCAGCACCATCCTGCAAGATGTCCACACGCTCGCCAGCCTGGAAAGCTGTGGCTGTTCCGATGGTCACTGTGACTGCTGAGGCATTATCAAACTCTAGGATCTTGTAGCGGTCAGAGGTTTGGACTGTGTAAGTAGTAGCAGTGGACACAGTAAGTGTCGTTTCATTGCTGAGGTATGTGTTCACATCGGCAGCAGCTAGGACATCTCCTGCGGTAAAAGTTTTTCTAGGCATTGGGTTCCTTTTGTCTTGGGTTTAGTTTATCACTCGTAGGCGAGACGGTCATTGTCTAGCTGACCGAGTACAGCGTCATCAAGGATAAAGACCGCAAAGTCTAGGCGTTCTAGGGCAAAGCTGATGTTCTTGCTACCAGGGGTCCAGTCGTGGTTTACCCCGATGATTCGGCAGTACTGCTCAATGGCTGGAGGGATGTCAGAAGGCTCGAATCGAACCTGCACAATGTCACCGATTTCTAGGTCTAGAACCTTGTTCTGGTTTACGGTGCTTAGGGTATCTAGGACCACCGTGACGGTCTCAAAGCGGTACTGAGGCTCTTTGTATCGAGCTAGGAAGAAGTCAGCTAGGAACTGAAGCTGCTCAGGCTCCTGAATAAGTAGTCCTGTTTGGCTTAGCGTTCTTGGTCCGTAGACTGCCTGAGAAACCTCATCCTCGGCAAAGGCTTCTTCTGGGAAGACATCTGCGTTTGTCAGGGCGATTCTGTTGTACAAGTTCTCTGATCCGTAGATGATGTTTACATCGGCGAACTGAATACCTGTGTAAGCGCCTGCAACTACTTCGTCTGAGAACACTAGGTCAGGAATGTTAGGAACAGCGTTTCTCTCGCGGAAGACAACCTTGCCATCCTTGCCCAAGAACAAAGTACCGAACTCTGAGTTAGCTACAAGCTGTAGGTACTCAAGCGCTCCTGTGCCTTCTGCAACATCTGTATCCAGCATCAAAGAGTTGCCAGGGTCTATTTCTCTTAGTTCAGCAGGCCAGTCAATTTCAGGTCTGTCAAGCACTGTGTTTATGCGAGCGCCTGATAGCTCTGAGTCAGGGGTAAACTCCTCAAGCCCTGCGTTGGTTAGAACCGAAAGTGCGTCAGAAGCGTCAATGCGGACAACAGACTGCACGCCTGGTTCGTACTGAATGTCAAAGTCATCTACGAAGCCGATGAAGACTGGCTGGTCGTTGCTGGTGACTCGAACTGAACGCCTAGGGATAAGCTGACCGAAATATGGCCCTGCCTCATACAGCGGGTCAAAGGTTCTATCTGAGTTGTCTACTGTGACCGAAATCACACCAGCGTCAATGCGATCTAGCGCCTGAGACTTACCACGGCGAATCTGGGCTGTGACAAGGCGGTCAGTAATGTCAAAGTAGCGCTCGCCACCAAGTGTGTAGTCTTCGTTGTCAAGCACGCCTCGGACTGCATCGTCTAGGACAAAGGCGTATGGGTCACGCTGACCTAGGTTTAGACCAAGTTCAACCTTGACTGCTGGGGCTGGCATTACGCACCCTGCCAGACAGCACCAGAGGTGCGCTCGTAGTCCTTGATTGCGTCTACGATGGCTTTACCGATGGTGGCTCCAGAACCGACTCCACCGCTTACATTTATGTTGTACACGGTCTCCTGTTTTCCCTGACCGAATAGTGACTGAGTTCCTGTTGTGGCAATTTCAGAGGCTAGTGAGCCAATCTGACTGAATCCTGCGTTTATCTCACCTAAAGCGCCTGCGCCACCTGCTACAAGAGCGCTTGCCAGCCTTGCGCCAGCTACAGGGCCAGCCTGGATAACTTGCTGTAGTAGTGCTGGGTCAAGGCCCATTGTTGCGAGCTGTGAGATGTTTCTTGAGAAGTCCCTCACCTTAGAAAGCAGCTTGTTCATGTTGCGGATGATGGAATTAGTAGATCCACCTAAGTTTTTGATATCAAAAGCCCCAGTAATTGCATCCCTAATTCCTGAAAAAATAGACTTGACCGAATCTAGGAAAGATTGGTAAACGCGCTTTTGTTGTTCCTTCCTCGCTATATCTTTTTCGAGAAGTTCTTGAGCAAGT